TTAACCTGCTTTCCACTGAAGAGTATGCAGGAACAATTGAAGCATATACATATCCGGACGAATTTGCCAAATGTAATGGTGAAAGTGAGATGCTTAAAGGCGTAACAATCGGTCAGCAGAAAAGACAGCCATTCGGCTTCGCTTATCGAACACTTATTGGTAATGATACCGATGGCACATCCCATGGTTATAAAATTCATCTGGTTTACGGAGCGCTTGCTTCTCCAAGTCCTGAGGAACATGAATCTGCAAACGCAGATCCAAATGTAAATCCGTTGTCTTGGGAGTTCTCGACTACTCCAGTTGAGGTTGAGAACTGCGAACCGACAGCTACACTGGAAATTGATTCCACCAAGGTGACTGCAGCTCAGATGTTAAAGATCGAGGAAATTCTTTATGGTAAAGATGCGACTGCTTCAGGGAACGATGGCGTAGAGCCAAGACTTCCACTTCCTGACGAGATTGTAACAATCCTCAAGGCAGTTACAGAATGATTTATATAATTAAATGAAAAAACTTGAAGACCCTTCCTTGTAATGAGGTTGGGTCTTTTTTATAGCCGAAAAGTGAAAGGAGAAAATAACATGTTAGCAAAGACAATTAAGTATACCGATTATAACGGTGTCGAAAGAAAAGAGACTCACTATTTCAATTATAACAAAGCTGAGATTGCTGAGATGGAGCTTTCTACAGCTGGTGGTCTTTCCGAAATGATTAAGAAAATTACCGAGGCTCAGGACGGTCCATCAATCATGAAGTTATTTAAAGACATTATTCTTGGGTCTTATGGTGTTAAGAGTCCTGATGGGAAGCAGTTTATCAAATCAGATGAGCTTTCAAAACAGTTTTCACAGACAGAAGCATACTCTGAGCTGTTCATGGAACTGGTTACAAATGCGGATGCCGCGGCAGAGTTTGTAAATGGAATTGTACCAAAGAATGCTGCAAAAGCTGCCAACAATGCTGAAACTCCGGTTTTACCACCGGTAGCGTAATTAACATGAAAACAATGGAGGATGGAATATGCTTCAGATTGTGATACCTGGTGTAGAAAGGGAAGAGTGGGATGAACAAAAAGATGAGTTTGTTTATCACACTTTAACAAAGCCCCAAGTATTACATTTGGAGCATTCACTCATCGCTCTTTCTAAATGGGAGTCAAAATGGTGTAGATCTTTCCTTTCCAAGGAGGAAAAAACTAAGGAAGAGATCGTTGATTATATCCGTTTTATGACTCTTGATAAAAGCATTGAGTCTTCAGTCTATGATAGACTCAGCGAGGGAAATTTGAAAGATGTAATGAATTATATAGAAGCTCCGATGACAGCCACTACATTTCCAAAGAGTAACGATAGACCTGGAAGAAAGCGACGTATTACATCGGAGCTTATCTATTATTGGATGATCGCGTGTGGAATACCATTCGAGTGCGAGCGATGGCATCTTAACAGATTATTGACTTTGATTAGAGTATGCAATACAGAAAATGCGCCGTCCAAAAAAATAAATGCCAGAGAAGCTGCCATGAGAAATGCTCAACTGAACGCAGCACGTAAGAAACAATGGCATACAAAAGGATAGATTTAAGGAGGATGCTACATGGGAACATATAACGTTCATGCGGGTCACTCGTTAGTTTGTCGAGGAGCTTCTGGTTTTCTTGACGAGGTTAATGAGGACCGTAAAGTAAAAAACAAAGTTATTGAGCTCCTTAGAAAAGAGGGGCATACAGTATACGACTGTACAGACGATGTTGGCGATGAAAGAGGAAACCTGGCAAATATTGTTGAGAAATGCAATAAACATGAGGTTGATATTGATATCTCAATTCATCTTAATGCAGGTGGCGGCACAGGACCAGAAGTATGGTTATACAGTGATAAGCTGAATGACGTTGCTGCTCGTATTTCCGCAAAGATCGCAAAGACTTTTGGTCTTAATGACCGTGGTGTTAAATATTCACAGAAACTGTACGTTCTCCGCCATACAACAGCTCCAGCACTATTAGTAGAATGCTGCTTCGTAGATTCCGAAAAGGATAAGAACGTGTGGGATGCTGACAAATGTGCCAAAGCGATTGTAGAAGGAATTCTCAATAAGACGATCGTAGAAAAAAAGCCGCAGAAACCAGCGAAAACAGGTGTTGTCGTAGGTCCTTGTGATTTCAAGGTTAAGGTCGAGACCGATAAACTGAAGATTCGAAAAGGTCCTAGCACCAAGTACAAATTAACTGGTCTTCGTACCGGAAAAGGTGTGTTTACGATTGTGGAAGTAATGACAGGAAAAGGGTCTGATTCCGGCTGGGGTAAGCTTAAATCTGGAGCAGGCTGGATTCCGCTTGATAAAGTGAAAAGAGTTTAAGGAGGATAATATGAATTTCGGACAGGCATTAGAAAAAGTAAAAGCAGGAGATAAGATTTTCAGACATGGATGGAACGGTAAGGGAATGTTCGTTGTCTACCAGAAAGGCTATCCAGATGGAATCCCTTGTAATCTTCAGACTGCCAAGGCGTGGGGAATGAATGAAGGCGATCTGTTTAAATGCGAACCGTATTTACAGATTAAAACAACAGATGGAAGTCATGCTATGTGGGTTCCAAGCATCAGGGACGTTCTTGCAGAAGATTGGGAATACATTCATTAATAAGGAGATCGTAGCATGATAAGTTTCGAACAGAAAGGCGACTTCAAAAAACTGTCTCGATACTTTGAGAGGCTGAGAGAAGTCACAAAACTCGGTGTGTTGGATAAGTATGGCCGAGAAGGCGTGGCCGCTCTTGCTTCCGCTACACCTGTAAAAACTGGTAAGACTGCCGCATCATGGACGTATGAAATAGAACGTCAAAATGGATCGGTGGCTATAGTGTTTAAGAACACAAATGTCAATAAAGGTGTTCCTATTGCGATCATTCTACAGAATGGTCATGGGACTGGAACAGGAGGCTGGGTTCAAGGGAGAGATTATATTAATCCTGCGATCCAGCCTATTTTTGACAAAATCGCCGAGGCTGCTTGGAAGGAGGTGACCAATCTATGAGTGCAGTTGTTGATGAACGAGTCGTCGAAATGCGATTCAATAATAAAGACTTTGAGCAAAACGTTAAGACAAGTATGTCAACCTTGGATAAACTTAAACAGAAGTTGAATTTAAAAGGCACTTCCAAGGGTTTTGAAGAGTTGGGAGCTGTCTCGAAGAAAGTTGACATGAATGCTTTAGGTAAAAGTGTTGATGTTGTTTCTGCTAAATTTTCCGCACTTCAAGTTATGGGAGTTACCGCTTTAGCTAATATCACAAATTCTGCAGTTAATTCGGCTAAAGCGATGATTTCAGCTATCACAATAGATCCTGTTCGTGACGGTCTGACAGAATATGAGACTCAGATGAATGCGATACAGACAATCTTAGCTAATACTCAGAAAGAGGGCACCGATGTAGAGAGAGTCAATGCCGCCCTTCGTGAATTGAATACATACGCGGATAAAACAATATACAATTTCACTGAGATGACAAGGAATATCGGTACCTTCACCGCAGCTGGTGTAAAACTGGACGATTCTGTATCTGCAATTAAAGGTATAGCAAACCTTGCAGCCGTGTCTGGCTCTAATTCTCAACAGGCTTCAACCGCTATGTATCAGTTATCTCAGGCGCTTGCTTCTGGAACTGTTAAGCTTATGGACTGGAACTCTGTAGTAAATGCCGGAATGGGTGGACAGGTCTTTCAAGACGCTTTAACCAGAACGTCCGAACATCTTCAGACCGGAGCTAAGGCTGCTATAGAAGCTAATGGCTCATTCAGAGAATCTCTCAGCACTGGGTGGTTGACTACAGAGGTTCTTACTCAGACTTTGGATCAGTTTGCTACGGCAGCTGAGACACAAGAAGAGTATCAAGCAGCTGTCAAAAAGTTTGTGGAGCAGGGATACACCAAAGAAGAAGCAACTCAGATGGCTGACATGGCAAAAACTGCTAATGACGCAGCCACAAAAGTAAAGACATTCCATCAGCTTATAGACACCTTAAAAGAGGCTATGGGGTCTGGTTGGACTACATCATGGCAGCTCATCATCGGTGATTTCGAAGAAGCAAAAGAAATGTGGTCTAATGTCAGTGATTTCTTCAGCAACATTATCAATAACGTATCTGATTTTCGCAATGACGTTCTCAAAAGTGCATTGGGTAAGGGGTTCACAGAGCTTGCTGATAAGATCACTGGTGTTACTGAGCCTGTCAATAAAGCTATCGCTGCTGTCG